CCGCCGATTCCAATTACTCTGCGATCTTCCTGGAAACTCCCATCGATATGGAAGTCATAGGCGGATTAAAACCGGCCCCAACGCCTCCAATCGAATAATATGATCAGACAAGAACAACTCAGCCAATGGTTAGGAGACCGCCAGCGCAAATATGCTGACGGTCTGGTTCTTTTCGGGATTCTTGCTAAAGAGTCTATGAAAAAGAAATACGCAGCTTACCTAGATACAGCTCCGGAAAGTCCACATATTTTTGACCCGCATTTCACCCAGCTTGTCAATTGCCTGTCGAAAATTGACAAGGAAATCAAATATTCTCCTTCACTATATCCTGCCGCTCTTGAGGAAATTGCCGTGGTTAGGACCATAAACGAGAGTGAACGGAAAAAAGTAATCGAAGAAAAACAAGCAAATATCACTTCGCTTGAAATATTAGTCAATGAATTGCAGTCCCGTATTGATGATCTGGAAAATGACAGCGAAAGCCATACCGAAGAACTGGCATCCCTTCAGGAGCAATTTGACGAAAAAATGTCTGAACTATCCGCCTTACGAAACGAATGCGAAACACTGAACACTCCGGGTGTCAAGATTATCACGGAAGAATCACTCAGTCCTTCTATCCGGAAAGCTTACGCACGTATCAAAGAAATAGCACCTTTATATGCAAGTTTGCATAATGATGTGGCCAACCAAGACATACCACCAGAAGAACGACAACCGATAGCCGAAGAACTGTGCAAGCTCGATGATGAACGTCGCAAACTCTGGAAACAGATCGATACCTGGGCGGAAGGGAAAGGTGAACTGCAACTTGAAGAAAAGCGGCCAATACTAAGTGAAAACAGTATTGTACGCGGTTTTGAAATTGCCCGCCAAATCAAGCGTTTGAAAAATAATATAGCCAACAGCAAAGCCGCTTCAGAACGAGCCAGGCAGGACAACAAACAGACTGTCATGCAGAATGCATTGGACCGCATTGAGAAGTATGAGACGGAACTTGCCATACTGGAAGCAGAGATAACAGCAACACAAGGTGAAAAGAGTGCAGGATAACTTTCCACTTGCATTGTGCCCCGGTTCTATCGAGCCATTCATGCACAAAGGAGAATGGGCAATACATGAAGTGTTGCCCTCTCTTTTATCGGATATAGGCCCGGCACACGTAAAAATAGCAACATTCAGTATCTCGGAAGACAGTCTGCGTCCACTTTTCTTCCTTTCAGACGAAAAGAAAATCGAAAGCCTTACTCTTTTGCTGGATACGACCGTAAAACGTCATAAGCTTGATCTATTACTGTTTGCTTCAAATATTAGTCCGAGAATCCGGATTGATTCCTGCCATGCCAAACTATTGCTAGTCGAAAACGAACAATATAAATTTGGAATTGCAGGATCTGCTAACCTTAATCAAAACCACCGATGGGAAAACGGCTTTTATTTCACTTCCGGAAAGCATTTCGAGTATTTCTCAAATATGTTTAATCAAGCGTATGAAGACGCTATCCACTATGAAAGTTTAGAATAATGACTCTGTCCGAAGAAATATTAAAGCAAATAAAAGATATGTCTGCAGCACTTTTACCTCCGGCAGAAATCGCAATACTGCTAGATATCCCGACTGATCAACGTGACTACTTCTGTGATATATGTAAAAATCATTGCAGTTCACCTATATATACCTCCTATCATCAGGGGAGACTTCAGACCAAGCTCAATCTCCGGAAAACAGTTATCAAACTGGCCGTTGCTGGCAGTCCTGCCGCCGAACCTCTTGCTGATAAATACATGAAAGAACAAAGCATCAATGAATAATGCCAAAGAAAGATCCTACATACGAGAGAATCGAACGAGCTTTATACAAAGATAAGGACGAATCGACAACCATCCTTTCCCCCAGGGAAATGGAAATCAAAAAACGTATGATGTTATGTGTCAGTAAAAAAATGGAAGAACCACTTATTCCGGACACTGAGTTGGTAAACTTCCTAATACACGGTTGTGGAGGAAATGCAGAACCGATTTCCAAATCACAAGCCTACCGGGATATCGGTATGATCAACCGGTTAGTCGGAAATATCCAACTAGCTGCAACATCCTGGTACCGGTATATGATTGTAGAAGGTGGTAAGAGGGCTTTTAATATGGCAATGGACAAAGAAGATGCAAAAGGAGCTGCTGCCGCATTGGATAAAATAGGCAAATATACACGTGCAGATAAAGATGATAATAAATTCGATTATTCACAAATGATTCCTCCGTCATTCGAACCTTCGGACGACGTCACCCTCCTGGAAGGACTTGAAGAGATTGAAAACCTTGAAGAAAAACGGGAAGAGCTGCGCACCTTGTTTAAAGGAATGCTAAGTAAAAGAGCAGTAGACATCAAACCTATTACAGAGGAGGAGAAAGAATGAATCCGCAGAACTCTCCTACCCTCTCCGCATATGAACTCCGCAGAAAACGAGATGAGGTTGTAGACAAGTTCTTCAATAAGATGCAACGCCATGCCATGTCTATCAATGCACATGATGAATATATAGTTGCCTCACGTGGTACCGGAAAATCCGAAGGGATTGACGCACGCATCATTCTCCGCAACGTATGGGAAATGCCGGGTTCTTTAGGCGGCCTAATCTCTCCGAGTTACGCCAAGGCATGGGGAAACACATTACCGGCAATCTGCAAAGCACTTGCTGAGTGGGGATATATACAAGGAATACATTATGTCGTTGGCCACAAAGCTCCAGAAAGCATGGGATTCGCCAAACCGGTACGCCCGGTATTAGGCGATGGCTGGAGCAATGCATTTCATTTTTGGAATGGTACCGTCATGGTAATTCTCTCCTTCAATCAAGGAATGTCCGCAAACTCTATGTCACTCGACTGGGTGATAGGTCCCGAAGCTAAGTTTCTCAATTATGAGAAAATTAAAAGTGAAGTAGATCCCGCCAATCGTGGTAATCGGCAATATTTCGGCGACTGTCCTCATCACCACAGCGTAAGTTACTCAACAGATATGCCGACTGCTTCTATGGGAAAATGGATTCTCGATAAGATAGACGAGATGTCGCCTGCACATATCAATCTAATCAGAACATTGTATCTCAAGCTACAAGAATACAAACGAAAGCCACTCACTGACCATGTAATGCGCATGATCAAAGAATATCAACGCGATTTAGACCTTGCACGGAGATATCAACCTCCTATCAAACCTCTCCCGGGAAAAACAAAGGAATATACCGTCTTCTACGGTGAATATGATGTGTTCGACAATCTGGAAGTACTCGGTGAAGACTTCATTTGGCAGATGTACCGGAACTCGCCTCCTTTGATCTGGCGTACTGCTTTTATGAACGAGCGTTTATTCCGGATTGAAAATTGCTTTTATTCGGCTCTGGATGATGATATTCACTTCTACACACCTGGCGATAACGGACGTCTCCGGGATTTAGGCAGTAACTGGAGCAAACTAACGACATGTGGTTGTCTGGGCGACGGTGACCTCAATTTTTCAAAGGAGCTTCATCTGGCCTTTGACTCCAATGCATCCATATCCACCGCAGTCATCGGACAGCTGGATGATCACACGATGCGCGTACTCAAGTCATTTTACGTCAAAACTCCCGGAAAATTGCAAGACCTAGTCAAAATGATAGCCGACTATTACCGTCCGAAGCTTAATCGAGATGTAGTCATCTACTATGACCATACCTTTACATGGGAATCCGGATCTTCTACTGAAACCTATGCAGACATCATCGAACGTGTATTCAAAGAAAACGGATATCATGTCACAATGGTATATGTCGGACAAGCTCCGAAACACGAATGGAAGCATTTAAACATTGACTTAACCTTAAAAGGAGATCCGCAATTTCTTTGGATACAAATAAACCTTCATCAAAACGAATTCCTGAAAATAGCAATGGAACAAACTGGGGTCAAACAGGGAAAAAACGGATTTGAAAAGGATAAAACACCTGAAGGAACACCCGACACACCTGATAATCCGGACGAATATAAAACGCACATCACAGATGCATTTGACACACTATGGCTAGGAATGAATTTCTATTTCACTCTGCCGGGTACACGTGCCGGAGGAATCTTCTTTCTGAATAATAAATAAATAATATACCAATAGCATTCACGCCTCTTCGTGATTCAAGGAACGAAAATCAAATAAATAATACCTATTTTGGGTCCCATTCCGTTTTGCGAGCGTGCGAGCAAAACGGAATGGGTGCCCCTGCACCCTTCCCTTTATAAACGACCTTCATCAGAATAGCTATAATAGCTATGATTACAGATAACCAAATGGTCATCCAAATGTATCTCCATTACTTCAGATGCTTTTTTTATTTTATCCGTCAACCTATTATCTATCATACTCGGCTGTTTATTTCCGCTCGGGTGATTATGCACAACTATTATTCTCGTCGCATTATTCAATACAGCCTGTTTCAATAATAATCTTACATCTACATATGTTCCATCAATACCGCCACTTGACAACCTTATCTTCTTGATAACTTTAGACCCTTGATTCAGTAACAGTACCCAAAATTCTTCTATCTCCAGTTCACCAATCAGAGGGCACATTATCTTATAAACGTCTTCACTGGATTTCACTACCTGTTTTTCAAATTTACGTTCCTGCATTCTCTTATACAGTTCCACTGCTGCCAACGCCACTCTTTTTCTTCCTGGCGTTAATCCCTCAAACAACATTTCTACGGACAAATCTTCATTGTGACTTAATGCTTCCACGAACTGGGAAACAGCTTGCTCGCTATTCGTTATATTATATATTAGCTCATTATCACTTAGATGTCTGCTCTCTCCTACTATATCAAATAAATTATTCATATTCTTATATCATTAAAGTTCTACCTAAAAAATATCCTCCCAAAACCTCTGCGCCCATATTTTCAAGTGTGCATGAAAAACGTGCATAGCTCGTTCCTTGTGTCAAGATATCATCGAATACAAGTACCTTCTTGTCCTTAAAAAAAGATTCATCAAAATTGATAACTTCTACTTCCTGTAACGCCTTGGCTCCTTTGTATTCATGAATAGCCAACCGTTTTCCTTCTACTGTTATCGCTTGGTAAGCATTCTTACAGCCTGTCAGCCTTGCCACTTCTTCCGCAAAGTTCTTGTAACGTGATTCATTCTTATCTGAAGAACTGGCAGGAATACAGGTAAACGTTATATTCTCACATTCCGCCCCGAACTGTTCCCGTATCTTCTTTGCAATCAATTCTGCCACCGCTAAACTACGTTTCCCATCTTTAAAATCCCAAATCATTTTCCGTACTTTCCATTCTCTTTCATTCGCTTCATACTTGACGGGCAAATAATCAAAAAAGCAATACATAAACTTTGACCACTGTCTTTTCCAACTTTCCGGTACGTTTCTTGTTTTCATAATTATACTATTATACTGTGTTTATTGTTAATTTATTCTTGAACTTGAAGTCCGGAGGGTGTAAGCCTTTATCCTCTTTCTCCCTACCTGGAGCTTTTTTTTATTCCGTCGCTTTCGCTCGGGGTATGTTTCGCCTTTATGCCGCCCTAGAAGGTGTTTCTTGCAACGACGCCAAGCTTTTATCTTCAAATACAACCCGCAGGCGTGGAGATTTTAAGATAAACTAGACGGCTTGAGCTTTGCATAGGAAAAGAAACATTTACCTTCGCGGAATAAAGTCGGAAAACATACCTCGAAAGAGACATACCTATGAAGTGGCGACAGGCAGAAAAAGGAGAAAGAGACAACAAAACAGAAATACCACTCTGCCCCACCAAAAAGGATGAGAAAAGGGCGTATTCCCGGAAAACGGTTCGGAATGATTAAATTGTTTTAGTTTGCGACAAAAAACAAATAAAGCTTTCCGAACCGTTTTCCGGCATTTTTTTTAATCTCATGTAATTCCCATAACAAAAAATGCAAGAAGCTGGCGTCCAACCAATAAAGGGTTCTCAAGGGGAAAAATTTCCCCTTTATCGGTCAAAAGACCACGCACCGCCCTGAAAAGAAATTTCGACCTAAAGTTTTTCAATTTCCCTTATATGCAGCACCTGTCCCCTCAAAAATCATCACGCTCGTGATACTTGTTTTTCTGCCGTAGGCGTGTCCTTTATGACCTACCAGGTAGCTGATACCTTTGCATAAAAAGAAGGTCATGAACGATATCATTACACAGAATCTACTCACATTCATACTCGGTGGTGGTCTCCTGTCATTCATCACTGGGGTGATTACACTCAAGTACACAAAAAAACAAGCGGAAGCCAAAGCTCTCAGCTCCGTACAAGATGTATATCAGGAACTAATCGCTGACTTGAGAGCCGACAAAGAAGCTATGAAGAAAGAGAGAATAGAAAGCGAAACAAAGTGGGCTACCCGTATAGAAAAGCTAGAAAACAATCAAATAGATCAGGATAAAAAGATAGCGGATAACGAAAACGAAATAGCCGACCTGAAACGATTCAAATGTATAAACCTATTGTGTAACAACCGAAAACAATGAAACATCATGTACACACCCTCATTCTTCTTGCTAGCCTCACTATCACTTGGCTATTGTGTAGTTGCCGTACTACTTATCAAAAAGATCGTAGCGCTCAAGAGCAAAGTAATCTTTCTATCTCAGATTCAACTCTGTACGATAGAACCGGAGATATCTACTCCCGATTCAACTTCAATAAGGAAGAAGCCGATAAAGGTTGGAAGATCAAAGTCAACTTCGACACATCGAAAGCTACAAATCCGGCTACCGGCCTACCCCCGATATCGGATATCGAGATTGAGGGGAGCGAGAAGAATATCAAAACCCTGCTACAAGAAAATGACACTGTACACATATCTGAGAAGCAAAAGACGAAAACTGATATCACGTTTCAGCAAGACAGCAAATTAGAGTCTCACCGAGACGCCGGTAATTCCGTCGCAACCGGAATAGACAACGGCATCAAATACGGACTAATCATCGGGATTCCAATAGTATTTATCATCTTAATCTTTATCAATCATGCTAAAAGACAAAAGAATACATCAAAGTAAGATCTGGCAGATAATGGAACGCAGAAAAGACGGAAAGCCTCTTGAATTCTCTATCCAATTCTGCAAAAAAAGCAATGGCGAATTGGTTACTTACGATCGAGCAGTATTAACTTCATTCCATAGCAGCGGAAGCACAATCAATGTATTACCCTGTGGAGAAGTTACCCCCAAAAAGATTCGCCGGTGCCTTGTCACCAAATTCAATAATTTCAAAGTATATTTCTAATGAAACAGCAAAAACTGCAACAGGCACCAGCTAACCTTATTCTGGAAGGATATGATACCTATGCCGTCTTAAAAGGTGGCAATAATGTTATCAAATTCAGTGATAACACCGATATCACCACTGACAAAAACACATCCGCTATTGAAGTTACTCCCAAAGGAAAAGCGGCTCCAATTAAATTTATGCAACGTGGACGAAATAATAATATGCCTTACGACATTATGAAAAAAATAGGGATTAATGTTACCGTAGGAAGCAACATTGAATTCAAGAACAAAGTCGTATTCGGAGACAGCATACTCGTATATCGCAAGTATCGCGATAAGGCTACAAAGAAAATAATAAAAGAAGAAGTCCTCCCGGAGGAACAGCCGGAAATCTTTGAATTCCTCGAAAACAACAACTTCAATTTTATACGTATGGAGTTAGCCAATGACCTTGTTATATTCTATGACGGCTATCTGGAGTATATATTTAACAATGATGATAAATCTCCCCGTATCGTGCAAATCAAAGCAAAAGAGTCTACCTGTTCCCGAATAAGTGAGATTGACGAGAAGACCGGGAAAAGCGAGTGGCACGGTTACTCAGCCGAATGGCATAAAGGAACACCGGAAGATCTTGTCGCCACTCCCCTGCTCGACAGGCAATCTCCATTGCTCGATTTAAAAATAAGAATCGGGCTTGCGCCTAACAACAACGGAAAAACAATAGTAGGCAAAGATCGTAGGTTCATCCACAATCTTCGTATCTCCACTCCAGGACGTTTTTATTACAGCCATCCGTATTGGTGGAGCGTTTTTGCGTCCGGCTGGTATGATTTCTCCAGTGCAATCCCTGTTTTCAAAAAATCACTGATCAAGAATCAAATGGCACTCAGATACATTATCTATATCCAAGAAACCTTTTGGGAGAAGCTATACGCATCAGAAAAGATTGTCAAAGATGATGAAAAGGCAATCCGCAGAGGTAAATTCCTTCAAGACATGAACGACTTCTTAGCCGGCGAAGAAAATGCCGGCAAAGGTTTTATATCCCACTTTCGCTATGACCGTATAAAAGGATTTGAAGATAAAGATATCATTATCACCCCTCTCGAATCATTCTTCAAAGGTGGAGAATACATCGAAGACAGTGAAGAAGTCAGTAACATGATGTGTTACGGAATGGGGGTACACCCCAGCATTATCGGCGCAGCTCCGGGAAAGGGAAAAAGTATCAATGGTACCGAAGCCCGCGAGCTATTCACTATTGAACAGGCACTAATGAAAATGTATCAAGATCTAACTCTGGAACCTCTATACTTTGTCAAGGCTATAAACCAGTGGCCTAAAGACATCTATTTTGCCGTAACTAACTGCCAGTTGACCACACTTGACAAAGGTACGGGAGCAACTAAGAACACAGGTTTAACCCCGGAAACTGAACAAAAATGAATATACTCATCCCCGACATCGAAACTTTTAAAAAGGTAGTCAAAATAAACGCCTCGCTGCCTTATGAGTCTATCGAACCATATATCGAAGACGCATTGGATATCTACATAGAGCCATACATCGGAAAGTCCGTCATCAAAAAAGCAAAAGAATGCCCAGAATCTGAATTATGCGACAGATTACTACGTGCACTCGGCCCATTGACCCTAATGCTTGCTACTGACGAATTAGGTGTCATGTTTGGAGACAGCGGCATCACAGTAAGTAATGTACAAGGGCAACGTTCTCCTGCCAGTGACACAAAAATTGCAGCAGCCAAAGTAAACCTATGCTTCCGGGGAATGCAAGCTCTCGACCGGTTGATATCCTACCTGGAAGAAAACAAGGCGGATTATTCTGACTATGTCGCTGACACTATTTCCCGCTTTTGTTTTATCCGTAATGCGACGGATTTTCAAGATATCGGCATGGTAAATATAGACTACTCCATATTATCTTATCGCATCATGTTCCCTACCATTCGCCAGCTTCAGGAACATAACGTCCGGGAAATGATATCGGACAAAGTATATGAAGCAATGAAAGAAGCATTCTCTAAAAGTAAGGAAACACCCAAACAGAAGATACTTATTGAATATATTATCCGTTATCTTGCCAATAAAACAGCCGAGTTGTACACCTCACAGAAAACAACCGAGCAACGTATATCCGGTAGAAAGATCGAATACTCCCCCACTATCCGACCGATTTATCAAGATCCGTCCGCAAACGGTAACTTCTTCGCCGATCAGGCAACATACTACGCCGGCAAGATACGCTCCTACCTGACAGAAAACGGGACGGAACTTGGAATTGAAACAATATCTCAAGCTATGAACTTCAATTCCAAAGACAAAAAGCTATTTACCTCAATATCATAATATCATGCATACAATACAAATCAATGACGATATTTACAAGATACCGGGAAACTGGGACGAACTAACCCCCAAGCAGCTTCTTTATCTAGTAGCACTTACCCAATCAAATGTACCGGTAGAGCAAGTTAAAGTCTACATGATGCTTTATTGTCTAAAAGCGCACGTATGCCGGCACAAAAAAATATTCAAGGAATATGTCCGTATAAAAATCGGGCAGGAAAGTGAAACTGTCCGTTTCCAGATTCGCAGCCGTCAATACTTTCTCCTTCCGGAAGAAATCAGCCTGCTTGCTGATCAGTTCAACTTTCTGATTCGTAAAGTAGAGAACCGCCTCAATACCTCATTGAAACAATACCTTATTAACCCTGAACTGACAACCAATCCTTATCCAACCCTCCGTTGCCGCTTAAGAAAATTCACCGGCCCGGAAGACCAATTATTCGATATCACCTTTGCACAATTCATGTATCTGCAAACATACCTGGACGCCATGCAATCAGATCCTAAAAAGATCAATCACCTGTTAGCTTGTCTGTGGCATCGTGGAAAAGAGTTCGATATCAATTGTCTGGATAAAGATGCAGCCATTCTGCAACATCTCCCTGAAGATAAAAAAATAACTATGTACTGGTACATTCTAGGAAGTCTCTCCTGCATGGCCGAAGCTTATCCACGAATATTCTCCGGAGAAGGAAAAAGTAACGGTCGTGTATTTGATTCGCAGCTCCGACTACTTGACTCCCTTGCACAATCAGACATGACCAAAAAGCCGGAAATCAGAAAAGGTCTTTTTCTTGATGCCTTGTACGCAATGGACGAATCGATCAGACGTAAAGAGGAAACCGAAGAAAGTCTAAGAAACAGATAAAAGTTTGTTAGTAGCAAACAAATAAACAACAAAAAGTTTGTTAGTAGCAAACTTTTCTATATATTTGCAGTGTCAAACAAACGCGGGTGACGTCCGCATAAGTTCTTTTATATTATGGAACAATTGTTCGAGGCTATCCTAAAGATAGCAGATGCGAATCCTGACGGATTCACGGTTGACCTCACAACCTTAAAAAAGGTCACAAAAGGTATTTCAGTCGCCTATCTTGAAACCCAAGACTGTTTCGGAGAAGAAGGATTGAAAAGAGTTCTTAATCATGCTTTGATGCACGAAAAGAAAGTCGGTGGATGGCTTAACGAAGAAAACAATCAGTTTTATTTCGACTCCATCAGGATTTTCACTAATCTCGAAGAAGCCAAGCAATTCGGACGTGAAAATGGGCAGATCGCTATTTTCGACATTGGGCAAATGAGACTCATCAAATTGTGATCCGGAGGGGCGAAAGCCCCTCCATTACAAAGTATATTGCATTATTAAATACCCGATTATCAAAACGTAAATTGATGAATTATGAAGAATCTTGAATTACTACCTCTCCCTGCCGAGAGTAAAAAGCGAATAGATGAATTTGCAAGGCAGTATCAGCGCATGGGGCACATCTCCATTGAAGTTGTCTCCTATAATGAAGGCCGGTTAATTGTTCGAGCAGAACAAAAAGATCTGGTAAATGACAAGTTCCTTAGTAAAAAAGAACTGACTGAACGTATCCGTGAAATGTTTAAAGGAGAAATCCCGGACAACTGGAAGCTGACCGTATCTGCCGTAAACTTCGACCGTAAAGACATCGACGGTATTACCGTTGATTGGATAAAAAGACGAATGGAACGCCTGGGATTAAAAAGTAAGCACCTGAGCAACTATACAGGTATTGACAAATGCACCGTATCCTCACTTCTGTCCGGTGACAAAGAGCTGACCAAATGGCACAAGGTAGCGCTATATTACTTTTTTAAATATTACGAAGTAGCCAACTTCTAACTTTCATTTGTAAGCGGAGCAAAAAACTCCGCTTACTTTTTGCCGAATCTGAAAAAGATTGTACTTTAGCACCTGCCCAATATCGTTATTAAAACATGAATCCCTTGCCATAGTGTAACCAGATATCTGGTTCCGGTTAATAACACCGGTGGGCACACTATAGTGAGGGATTCGCCATATTTAATCATGAGTAAAGGAACACCTAGTAGACCGATCAAACCTCAAATCAGACCGGGCAGTGGAGTTCAAACCAATGGTGCACCAAAGCCCAAACAGAAGTAGAATGCTCCGCAATCAGTATACAGACTATTATACAGATCGTAAAAAAGCATATCTTCAAACAACGGCCATACCAAATAGTCCTTATCCTAATATCTTCCAGGTTAAGGGCTATTTTGTTTTCAATAGCCTCTAAATGATCAGCTACAATATTCACATATCGCTTATTGCCTTTTATTTTGCAAGAACGATAATAGTTCATGAAAATATCAATATCGAGTTCTGAAGGCTTTTTACCAGACAACCAAATAGTATGAATACATATAATTTTCAATATCAAAATACCCAAAACCACAACAGAAGCCAATATACCAATGATAGATATTAACACAAGACTTATATTTCCTTCTTGCATATTTAATATCCACCCGAATCCAGTCAACACAGTAATAATACCTGTTAATAGAATATATGATCTATCAGTTATCCTATTAGATACATCTACTATACCCTCTAACTGTCTTTCCGCTTCGTTTAAATAGAAATCAACCGTATTTTTATCAAGTTCATTTCGCGACTGTTCTGATATAATACACTTTTGCTCCATAGTCATTTATTTTTGAGCTAAAATACATTATTCTATTGGCATTACAAATATATTACCACTATCTTTGTTCCGTAACAAATTAAAACCACACAAATGAAAAAAATCATCTTACTATTCGTGGGCATAATTGCCTTAGTATGCAGTACTTCTGCTCAAAATTCGGATCTACAAAAGTGGACATCAGGAGCAAACAAAACTATTGTTAGTGAGTCAAAGCCTAACGCAAGTACACCAACTAAAAAAGAAAGTGATATTCCCCAGCGAACTTCATTTTTCGGTGTAGGGTTTGGATACACAAGTGAAGGATATATCCCCGTCAGCATCCACTATACCCATAAAAAAATATATTATGGTCTCAGCATAGCTATCCCCGCCCAAAAAGGAACAAAAGGAGAAGATTATAATGCTGGAGTCAATTGGGATGAAATGTCAGAAGACGTTAAAGAAGAAGGTACTTATTACACCCCTGTCACTTTTGATATGGGATATGACTTTAAAAACTTTACATTAGGTGCTGGTGTCGGAATTGCAGTAGGAACTAAATACCGGAATTGCTTTGATGAATTTCATATATTAGGAGATAATGGGAACTACTATAAAACCACATCCAATGGAACTACCGGAGAATTTAAAGTGTTTGCCAAATACCGCTTCCCAACTAAAAATCCATATCCGATTTGTCGATTTTACATTTCTGCCCAGTACTCAATCAGAACAGGAATAGGAGCAACTATCGGAATTGATATTTAGCATCAAATAAAGCTAAGTTCTTTTGGCACTCTCAAATATTATCCTCATATTTGTATCGCCAAATAACTCGTAGTTTTAAACTACTAAACCGATGAGTATCTAGCGGAGATGCTCAATATACGAAATTGGGCTTTTTTTATGTCCATCAGTTTGCTTTTGATATTCATGTCTTCAGCAAATTTATATACGAAATAGTAGAAGTTTATTTATTAAACCAATACGGCTGTCTTTTCCTGTCATATATATACTCCTCGGGGTTTATACTATGAGTTGTTTGGCGACACGGGATTTAGACAGCCGTTCTTGCATCCTAAAGGATGCAAGAGAACTTGTCTATAATGCCAAACAACTCATAGTATATGCAACAATTAACCCAGGGCACGAACTACGTGCCCTCATTCCGCACAGGAACAGATGTAAACACGCTCCAAGAGCGTTACTTCCGTGAACTGAAAAAAGACTGCGCTATCAACTCCGCATCAGACGCCTATTACGTCTCTGCTATCGCCTGTTTTTGTTTGACCTTCATCTTTCCCCCGGCAGTGATCGGTGCTGCCCTTTGCGTCTATCGAGCAAAGAAGTGTCAGAAAGGAGGTCGAAAATGATGTTCTTCATCCACCATGTACAGACTTACAAGAATGTAAACCGCAAGGGGCAGGAAATGTGTGAGTTCGCCCAGGCATACGACCGAATTTTAGTACAAAATGAATGTGCTATGGATTCTCTAAAATGCGAATTTGAAGAAGTTGTCAAGGAACTGAATGACAAATATCCCCATCAAAAAGTTCTCAAGTTTAATGGGCATAATGGAGACTCTTCCGGCGGACAATGGAGTATAAAGTTAGGTGATGATGACAGCAGTCCTGTATGTCATATCTCATACAGTAAAGTACGCGGTCATTATTCTTTTGGAGAAGGATCTCACCTACTGGAGCAGAAAGGAGACCAGCCATGATACCAACAGAAATCAATGGCATCATCCTCACCGATGATTGTATCTCATCAATCAAAACTATCCAAGAAGGAGAACACTCTTGGATGGAAGCAACACTGGAAAAAGCAATTGACTTAGCTCTTGACATTGATTCTCCGGACATCGATTCTGTCAATCGACTAACACTCATATCTGAAATCAGAATAATTAAAAAGCATATCCAAGCAATAAGTAATATTCAACCTCTAAAAAAATAACATTATGAATAGACATGAAGCTTTACAATTAATAAACAAGTTACTAGATCCGGAAGCAGCAATAGACGAAAAACAACGTGCAGCCGCACAACTTTCTGAATTAATTCGTATCTTGCTTCCCGAATCAGACGAAGAACAAAAATGATATTAACGATAGTAAGCATATCCGGAATAGTACTACTGTGCCTGGCCTTTTTTAAAGCCTCGCACTCTTTTCTAGCAAAAGCATTCTGGATTATATTAATGTTTCTTTTGCTAGGACTACTCCTACTCTTTTAGTCTCCGGTTTTGTCCTTTATAGCCCGCCCGCTGCGGGCTATTTTTGTCTCCATAACCTAAATATCATGCAGTTATGGAGTATGACCATTTCGCTTATGGCGAAGCACTGGCTTCGTCACTCAAAGACATCTCACACAGCCCACAGAAGAAAAGATTCTTCACAGCTTTCGGACTGGAGGACCTGACGGATCTTAACGACAGCCTGTCTTCTGTTGACGGAAACATTCTAATTGCTGTTGATGGTTGCGAATCCGACTCCGAAGACAATGGAGCGGACGCACTCAACGACAAACAAGTCTACTCATTCATCGTCGCCCAAAGTACGGTCTCCGGAAATCCGAACTCTATCAATCAGGCTGCAAAACAATGTAAATGTATATGCAAGCAGATTCGCAACAAACTGCTGAAGGAAGTCGAATATGTAGACCGAAATACACAGATTAATGGCATTGGACCTATCGGTGACAATTTCTATGGCACCGTATTGACTTTCTTTCTGAATGTTCCGGAAGACTATATCATTGACGAAAACTTCTTTCTATAATGGGACTTTATAAACGATTATCAGAAAACAGGAATGAAGTCAGACGGTACAATGCAGCCAGACGAAAAGCCGAGAAGTTCTCCTCATCGCCTTCTTCACGCCTCATTCAAATGGAGACGATTTCAGAAATAGAACGGTTCAACCTGGCTAAAGATGCAGATCGGTCAACTGCGTTTAATAAAGAAATAGAGCAATGGCAAGATTCCGTTTCCAAACAACTCAAAGCCTCTATTGCATCACGTAGTCTACGGATAGCTCGCGAGTTGCAGCCCAAAGCATATACAGACAGCTACGGGCTTATCAATCGTCTAGGTTTCTCTTTTCCCAGACATGGTGTCTACATCCACAAGGGAGCCGGGCGTGGGCAAGGCGGTTTCTCCGGTAGCAAATGGAGTTATCTAAAACGAATCAATGGAATTGAAATAAATACAAGCATCATCCGCCATACAAATCCCGCCTCACTTGGTAAGCAGAATGAAGGGAACCGGCTCGCATATCATTGGTTCGATCCTGTTATAAAGAACCGGCTTCCGGAACTTGCTGATATCTGTATGCGCTATTTCGATACCATGATTATCGACGCGAGCAAAATATACATAGAAAAATAAAAACAGACCTTATGAACGACCTGAACCGTAGTATAAAAATATTCATCGACGGCACCGAAGCTTCTGCCGGAGTTAAGAAGATAGAAGATGCTATCACGCAATTAGAAAACAAAATATCTTCTCTCGATAAATCAGAATCCGGATATAGCAAGAAATCCAAGACCCTGCAAAAAGAACTGGAAAACAAGCACAAGACCCTAAATACTTACAAGCAAAAAGTCTCGGAGACTGACCGTGTCTTGAAGAATCTCTCCGGAGCAACCTATGACGAATTACTTGCTGTCAGTCAAAACGTCCGTAAAGAACTTCGTGCGGCCGTACCCGATACCGCACAATACAATGCAGCTCTGGAACAAAACAGACGGGTGACCGAAGCCGTATCCAGAGCACAAAAAAATATGCGCGTAGAAGTTGGATGTCAAGCCAGCCCGATAGGGAAAGCAGTGGAAATGTTCAATAAATACGCGGCTGTTGTCACCACCGTCATAGCGGCCGTAACCGGATTAACTCTGAAACTGAATCAACTTCGGGAGAAACGCAACGAACGCGAAGACGCTAAAGCCGATGTAGAAGCATTAACCGGCTTGTCGAAAGACAGCATCGACTGGCTGGAGCAACAAGCAGTCCGCCTCTCTACTCAAATGACAGATTCCGGAATCCGCATCAGGCAATCAGCAACAGAAATCCTTGACGCTTACAAGCTCGTCGGTTCTGCCAAACCGGAGTTATTATCGAACAAGGAAGCATTAGCGGAAGTAACCGAACAAACTCTTATTCTGGCTTCCGCCTCCGGAATGTCATTAAAAGATGCTGTTGACGCCGTTACTCTCTCACTCAATCAATATGGGGACGGTGCTGATCAGGCAGCCCGCTACGCTAATGTCATGGCCGCCGGTTCTAAATACGGTGCTGCCGCCGTTGAATCGGTAACTACCGCAGTCACCAAGTCAGGTGTCGCCGCTTCATCCGCCAACATCCCTATCGAGCAGTTAGTAGGCACTATCGAAACTTTAGCAGAAAAGGGTATCAAAGATGAAATTGCCGGTACCGGCTTAAAGAAATTCTTCCTGACCTTACAGACCGGAGCTGACGAGACCAATCCCAAAATAGTAGGTTTGGAAACCGCACTGGATAACTTGCAGAAAAAGCAACTATCAGCAGCCCAAATCAAAAAAATGTTTGGTGAAGAAGGATATAACGTTGCCTCTGTCCTGATCAACGAAACTGAAAAAGTGAAATACTATACTAAGGCTGTCACCGGTACCAGTGTCGCAATGGAACAAGCAGCCACCAAATCCGATACAGCGGCTGCCAAACTCGCTCAAGCCAAAAACAAAATGAATGAAATGGGAATGGAGCTAATGGAAAAGCTCAATCCTTCAATCATAAGCGTGGTAAACGGCACTGTAAACTGGAGCCGAAAGATTATTGACCTGATCGGATTCATGGTCAAACACTCAAGTACCATTATTACCCTGACTACTGCCATTACAACTTATTATCTTGCAGTAAAAGCAACCGAATTTTATGAGACAAAACTTAGAAATGCCAAACTACTCAACATTGCTACGGACAAAATAGCAGAAACCTGGAGTAAAATTCGTTTAGCTTCTACACTAGCTCTGTCTGCCGCTAAATTTGCATTATCCGGAAACATTAAAATGGCCACAACTGCAATGAGAGCCTTCAATACTGCAACCAAAGGTAATCTAATCGCACTAGTGGCTTCTGCCGTAATCGCAGCAGCTATGGCTTTCTACAAATTCTTTACACGAACATCAGAAGCAGAAGATGCTCTCAACTCTTTTCTTAAAGCATCTAATAAAGAACGAGACGAATTACGCAAGTTGACGGATGCTGCCGAGAAAGCCGGTGACGGCACTCAACGACGCAAGGAGTTGATAGAAGAAATAAATTCTAAATATGGTCAATATCTGACAAACCTGTTAGATGAGAATTCATCTCTAAAAGACATCAAGAAGGCCTATAATGAAATTAATACGGCAATGGAACAAAACATTGCAAAAAAAATACTGAACGAAAGATCCGAAAAAATATCCAGAGATAATATGGATAAAAAAATAGACCAGATGAAGGATGTAAAGGACATCTTGTTGGCAGATCTTCCCGCTTCTCAGGTTAACAAGATTAGCCAAGGTATAGATATAACCACAAAAAAACTCATTGAACAAGGAGAGACAGCCGAATCTATTGCTAAATCTTTATACAATACTATACGTAGAGTATATTACGATAACGGACACCTTTCCACAAATTTAATAGGCGATATAGAAGATTATGCCAAAACAATAAAGAAAGAATATAAAGACATAAAAAAGATACAAGATGAATTTTCTCCCTATCTACCTTCAGAAAGAAGTAACCAACAGTCACAAAGTAATCAATTAGCGGAAGTGGTGGTTACAGCTAATAAACCAGCCTCAAAAAATACTACTACTGATGATGAAAAAAAAAGCCAAGAGAAACTCAAAGAGCAACTTGAAATAGAAAAAAAATTATATACCCAAAAACAAGCCTTCTTAAAAGAGATGTACCTGGAAGGTGGCGATGAAACTCTGCAAACAGAAGAACAACTTCAAAAGGAAATGGAATGCATCCAAATGGAATACCTGGAACGTTCTCTGAAAGCAGCTGGCAGCAAATCTAAAGAAGGTATTGATTTTCAAAATCAAATTAATGATCTGAAGCTTAAAATGCAGAAAGAGCACATTCAAGAACAACTCAACGAAGAAAAAGCTCAATATGAACAACAGCAACAGGATTTAAAAATGTTGTATGCTTCCGGAAAAGATGATAACCTGAATTCCGAGGCTGCATACAATGATGCGATGGAACAACTCACTATCATGCATCTCGAACGAATGCTCTCCCTTACCGGTCTGAATACCGAACAACGAAAGCAAGTAGAGAAACAACTACTTGATTTCAAGGTAAAATGCATGAAGGAAGAACAAGACGCCCACGCCAAAGCCAAAGATGCTGAACAAAAAAAGACTGAAGCCCAGACCCGAAAAGAGCAGCAACAATACCAAGACCGACTTCAAACATACAAGCAATATGGTTCCGAGCTAGGTTCTGCAATGGGCAATCTTATTTCCGGACAGGAAAACGCGATGCAAGGCTTTGCTGATACTATGATTGATATCGTGTTCGATATATTAGGAAAAATAGTTGAAGCAGAAATTGTAAAAGCAACAGCTACAGCAACCGGTGCTGTTGCCAGATCCACAGCGGAAGCCATGGCCATGCCTGACTCGGTAGCCACATTCGGTGCTTCCGGCGCAGCTCGTGCTGCTATCCTCTCCGGATTGATTATGGCAGCACTCGCAACCGCCAAAACAGCCTTAAAAGGATTAGTTGGCGGAAAACATTCATCAGATTCTTCCAGCGATTCAGGCTCCACCCCTACTGATGCCCCCAAGCGTGCAACTGTCAGTGTCTCCCAATGGGCATCCGGCCGGTATGATGTTATCGGGGAAGATGACGGTAAAAGTTACCGGGATATTCCTTATATTGGAAACGCTCCTACCGGAATTGTACGGCGTACCTCTTTAATATCCGAAAATGGTGCAGAGTTAATCATTAATGCTGAAGACCTGGTACGTCTGCAAAAACACGTAAACTATCCACTAGTTTTATCAGCAATTGAAGATGCCCGTACCGGACACATTTCCCAAAGAGCTTCAGGTAACTACTCTATAATAGATAAGAACATTCCCGATAGCCAAGAAAAGACAAACACAGGCTATTCTTCTTCTGAATCTGAAAGACTGATCAAAGAAATTGGAATGTTAATCAACACACTCAAAAATCTTAAAGTATACGTCTCACTACGTGACATACGAAAGGCCCAAGAGCTAGACGAAAAGTCAAAGAAACCGTTCACACGTTCAACTAAATAGCAACTAATATGGCATTAAGAATTTCAAACGCATCCGGTACCTTCGATCTATCGAAAGACTTCAGCACGGAAATAGAAGACAGTTCGCCCATTTATAATGAGCGTGGTTCACAAAGTATTGCAGCAACAATACCGGGCACAAAAAACAACTTTCGTTTGAACGGACACATTCAACGAACGGATATCGACTCTGCACCTGTTGCAGATGAACGTGTCACGGTCGCAGACGGGGTGTATCATCGTATCGGGAAAATGAATATCGTCAATACATCAGAAGAAGGCATTACATTTAATGTAGGATTTGGCGAATCCGAATTGTATAGTATCTGGAATGCTGTGTCTTTGCAGTCCATCAAATTACCCGTTTATCAGCCCGAAGGAGGAGTACCTGAACTTATATCCTACATTTTTGAAAACAGACTTAATGATGATTCTCCATTTTGCCTGTTTCCTGTCGCTTTAACCTGCAACCGAAAAACAGAAAATAATACAGATACCGATTATATTGAAATAATTAATAATATTCAGAACGGCTATCTGTGGAAAGCTCGGACCGAAACCCTTATCATCAATGGTGAACCGGTAGAAGTATCTCTGCCTGAAGGATACGGTATCGTACCATTTATGAAAGTTAGGAATATCCTTGAAGCCATATTTTCAACATACGGATATACGGTTGTTGAAAACCCATTCGCCAGTCATCATCAACTGCAACAGCTAGTCGTACTCAACAACGCGGCAGATTGTTGTGTAAAAGGTGTATTAAAATGTGCCAACCTCATGCCGGATTGCACTATTAATGAATTTATGCAAGCACTGTGGTGTCGCTTTGGGTTGCTTTATTTTGTAGACGGTAACACCCGGACAGTTCGATTGAAATTTATACGGGATATACTCAAGTCAAATCCTTCTTCAGATTGGACCTTATTGAAGGCTTCCACACCAACAACCGATTTCGAAGCGCCCCAACAATTAAAGTTATCGGCTTCCACCAATGTTCGCGGACAGATCCCGGAGTGGACGGCTGCACCGGCATCCGAGTCCCTGGACAAATTCCTAAAACCATATCACTATATTGTATCCACCCAGGCACAAGGATACTTAAGATACGATAAGGCATACGGATTTTACTATAAGACAGATAATGTATCCGGACGTTCAGAATTGGTATCCACGGATTTCTTTCCATGGGACCGTGGCGCAGACATGGCATATAAAGAAATTAGTTCTATTGATGAATTTCTACCTGTCTATCTAGAACGTTTCAAAGGAAACTTATATTCCTACTTATATGTACCCCTATATCTTTTCGGAAAAGTACACCGATACACTACGATTTCAAGCTCGGATATCGAATTGTCTGAAAACGTAGATTATCAAACCCCGCTTGCATTTTGTTTCTCCTTCTTTAATAAAGAGTATTCACTCCCGTATGGCTCACAAATTTGCCTGGACGCCTCCGGAAAGCCTGTTCTGAATAAACCTAACGGACAATCTT